CGGCTTTTTGTCGTTGACGCTGATCCATTCCATCCTCATGTCCTCAGTGCTGCGGCCTGTACCAAGCGAGTACGGTCTTGGCCTGTTCGAAGGTCAGCGGCGGGCATTGCCCAATCTCGCCACCGGAAAGGATCGACTGCGCCCGGATGCGTATCTGCGTTTCCTGCGGATCGACCGGGGCGGATAGCGGCTGCCATTTGCCGCCGTAGGGGATGGAGGAAGGGACGGCGCTCATGCTTCGATCCTCGGCGCAGCCTGAAGCGACAGCCGGATAACCTCGCGGTCGATGGCCTCAAGATCGGCTTTAGCCTTTTCGAATACCGCCTTGGCATCTTCGAAGCGCTTGGCGATTTTCTTCTGGCGCTCGGCTGCTTCAATGAGCTTCATCAGCGGCGGCTTCTGTTCTTCCAGCCAGTCGTTGTGGAGCTTCACGGCCTCTCCAGCGGCCTTCTCGTCAAACCTTTCGTCGTTCGACCAGCACACGTTCCCCGGAGCGCCTTCGATCCAGCCCCAGCTACGTCCGCCAATTGTCGGATGCCGATTCGTTGCGACGCGCCAATTACAGGCGTTGTGGGCGATGGTCACGCCAGCAACCGTGACGGAAGGAAGTTCGATGCTCATGCCACATCTCCAAGAAGTCCGCCGACTGCCCCGTCCTTCCCAGCGTCGGGGGAGAGCGACGGGACTTCAGGGGCAGCCAGCGGGTTGAGGGGGACGATCCGCAACATGCGCGCCAGTTCGGCGCAGACGGCGTTGCGTTCGTCGTCGGATTCGTGGGCGTGGAGGTCGCTGTAGCCGCTCATCCCAGCAGCTCCGCAAGGTGGTAACGGCGGCCAAGGGCTGCGTACTTCACCGGACGCCAGCCGATGAGTTCCAGGCGCTCTTTGGGCAGCAGTTCATCCCAAAGCCAGCTCTCGGCAAGTTCCACCGCCCGTTCGCGCATTTGCTCCTTGGCCTTGGCATGGAGTTGCAGGCCGGCCTCCGCCCACTCGCCCTTCTGCATGGCGATGGCGAACGCCTCGTCCACGTTGAAGTCGAGATGGTCCTTGGCGAAGCGCTGCCAGTTGGCCTCATCGAGCTTGAGGTAAGCCTCGATGGAGTCGGCAACCTTGTTGATTTCGGCCTCGGACGGATCGCGCATGCCCGCGCTCGGATGCACCATGTCGGAATAGTCGATTGCGTGTTGCATCAGCGCGCTCCAAGAAAGAAAAGGATGGCGAGGCAGATCAGCGTCGCGATGCCAAGCACCGTGATAACGAAGTCCTCGCGGATCGACAGGGCAGGGGCCTCGTCCTCCACCGCGCAGAACAGGGCCGGCTCGGGCTGGCGTTCCTCGTAGCGCAGACGGGCCGCTTGGAAGTCGGCAATCGACTCGTCCACGTTGTCGCGGTACTGGCGGACGGGGTACTTGCGCTGCACCCAGCGCTCAAGCTCACGCTGCTGGCTCGCGGTCGGGGCGGGCTGGCAGGGGAGGGCGGTCATACGCGTCGATTCCACTTAGCAACGGCTTCCGCTGCGGTATCTGCGACCACCTCCACAGCACAGTTAGGGTTTCCGCAATTGCAGACCCACTCGTCAGCAAAGTGAGTTGCGGGCCACGGGCTGCCTTCGTGATCGGTGCAGCCACAAAACGGGCAGGGCAGAAGCACATCCACGGGGCGATTGAGGGCCGGGGAGGTCATGCGCGCTGGCTCCTGTGTTCGTCCATCGCGCCGTCAAGCTCCGCATGGGCGTAGCTGATAGCGCCGTCAACCGTCCTGCCGCCGTTCTCCCACGACTCGCGCAGGGATTTCTCAACCTGCTCAGGCGAGCCAAACGGGTAACAGGAGGCGTTCCACAGAAGGTCGTGGCAGTCGTCGTCGGACAGGTCGCCGACAACACTTCGGGTCAGGTCGAGCCAAGTACCGTTGCTATCCATCTCTCTCCCCTTACATGGCCCGGCTGTGGGCCGCGCCTTCGATGAGTGCATCTGTACGGTTCGCCGCATTGCTCATCGCCTCGGCAATTGCGAGGTGACTTGCGGCGAGCTGCCGGGCCTTCTCAGGGGTGAGGACAGAGGAATGGGTGTCGTCGCCTTGCTCGCTGACGACGTGAATGCCTGTCGCGTGGGCGATGACCATCCAAATGGCTTCGCCGTGCTGGATCGGATCGGACTTCCAGGTTCCCATCTGCCTTCCCCTTGTTGGTTGGCTTGGGAACAAGACTAAAGCAACACTTGATGTCAGTCAAGCGGGAGTTGATTGCGGGTAAAGCAGAGCTTGCTGCGTGTTTAAGATACGTTCATCTAAAGGCGGCGCCCAAAGAAAAAGCCCGCACGAGGCGGGCTAGGGTGTTGCTCTGGAAGTTGGTTACTTGGTTGGCTGCGCCACGTTTGGGGCCACGTAAACCGCTACCGCCTGCCCTGTCTTGCGCATCTGGGCCGCAGAGAAGCCCATTCCAGTGGCAAAGCCACCGTTGCCAGTGGCAAAGCCGCTGCCGACCGATCCAGCGTACTCCGAGCCCATGCCTTGAAGGACGATCCCATTAGCCCCGAGGCTTGCCGCTTCCTTCTTGAGGCGCTTCATCACCTTGTTTACTCGGCTCTGCTGCGAGAACCCGTTAGCGCCCATGTCATTGGCCTCCAGTAGAGCGACAGTCTCAGCGCCGGCTGGAGGCTGGAGGTATACCTGCACCTGGTCCGGACTGATGGGAGCCCGCGCCTTGCCTACCAGTACGTGAGATGAGGCGCACGCCGCCAAGGCGGCCGACAACGCTACCAACAGAAGCTTCTTCATCCTTTCCCCCTTCGTTTTTCGTCCTAAAGATCGCCGCTCCGCTGAACGGCCCGCCCGATGATGTAAACGTCTTCGATGCTGTCTACGCCCACAACTTCATCGGGGTACATGCGCTTATCGGTGTTCTCGCTCATGACGATCAGGGAACCATCCGCGCCCCGTCGCAGCGTTTTTATCTTCGCCTCGCGCCCTAGGACGAGCGCATAGACCTTGCCGTCCACGATGCGTGTGTCAGCTCGATTGATCAGAACGGCATCACCATCAGCCAGCCGAGGCAGCATGGAGTCGCCGCGCACGGGCATGACGACTAGATCGCCTTCGCGGAGCCGCTTCTTCTGGAGCCAGGCGCGGGAGTAGGCGAGCTTTCGTTTTGTGCGTCGGAATTCCGGCACCGTCCGCCCGCCTCCCGCCGAAAGTTCGACGTCAACCAAATCCACCATCACGTCCTCGCTGGGATCGGCGGATTCGTCGTCAACGCCGCGTATCTGGTACGCGGGGATGCTTACGGGCCGCCGTGAAAAGGCGATCCCAAAGGCGGGATCGTCTTCACCTAGCCAGTATGCAAGCGGCTTGCCAGTGAGGTCCGAAAGGGCGGCAAAGTGCTTCTTGTCTATGCGCCCCGTTCGCTTCCATTGGCTGACGGCCTGAGGCGTGACGTTGCACGCCTCGGCAACGCGGGCTGCGGCTGAGGGGATTCCCTCGATGGCGCGGTTGAAGCGCTCTTTTAGTTGGTTGGCATCAAGCATTGCTGGATGGTCCCATTGCGGGCTTCCGTCGACAAGCAAGTTATGCTTGACATGGGTAAAGTGATGCTTTACCGTGTCAACCACTATGAACTCCCTTCATCAAGCAATCCGCTACGTCGGCTCCCAGGCTGAGCTGGCCCGACGCCTCGGCGTCCGCCCGCAGCTTATCAGTCAGTGGAAGTCCGGGAAACGCCCCATTCCTCCGGCGCGCGCCGCTCAGATCGAAGAAATCACCCAAGGCGAAGTCAAGCGGCAAGACCTGCTGCCGGATTTCCCGTGGGTCGTAAGTCCCACTGCCAACCACAAGACCTCCTGAAGGAACGAGAGATGTACGCCGATCCCCGTCATGTCCGAGACAACCCGATCAAGGTCCGCCTCAACGACGACGAGCGCGACCTGATCTACGCACTTGCCAAGGTCAACGGTCGTCAGCCTGCCGCCTTCGCCCGCGAACTGCTGATGCATGGCATCGCGGTGCTCGAACAGGGTACCGAACATGCCCGTGCCGCCTGAAGTCGCCCCTCAGGGCCTCAGGGGGGCCTATGCAACTCGATCTATCGGAACCGGAGTGGACCGCACTCCGCGAGGCCGCAGCGCGCGAAGGGCTAACCCCCGAACAGTACGCCGAGCAGGCCATATCAGCAGCCATCAAGGCTCGGTACGTCCTTCCCAAGTCGGAAGGGCGCGTCCTGGCCTTTTGGCGTAGGAGGGAAGGGGAATGAATTACGACGTAGACAAGGCTGTTTGCGAGTTCGAGTCCTACTTGGACTATGTGCTTAGCGAATACCCGTCAGGCCAAGATGCGTGGGAAACGATCCTGTGGGGCCTGCGTGACCAGCAGAGCACCCTGCGTAACCACGGCTTTGTGCCATGCGACAACGCAGAGTGCGGGTGTCATTCGTGGCACCACCGCTACGGACTGGCAGAGCGGTACCGCGAGCTGCAAGACGTGCTGCGTGAGGCTGGCGTCCTTAATAGCGCCACTGGCAGCCGCCCCATTGATGGCGTGCGCAAGCTGATCGAGCAGCGTGACCAAGCTATGGCTGATGCCGAGCGTTGGCGCGCATATGCCAAAGAATTTCCTATGTCCAACGGCGTGATGGAACGCTATGTGGACAAGCGCATCGCCGGCACTGACCAGGGCGAGGACGCCAAGTGAACACGAATCCTATCGAGCTGAAGCCGTGCCCGTTTTGCGGCGGAAAGGGTGAGATTCAGGGGTTATACGGGGCCTTTGTGTCCTGCATCGACTGCTACATCGAGGGGCCGTACAAGGCTTTCGAGGAAGAAGCCATCGAGGCATGGAATACGCGCGCCACGGGTGCCGCATGAGCACCATTTTGCCGTTCCGCCAACCCTCGGCCCGCACCTCCCCGCATCTTGACCGTACTGCCGTGCCCGTCAACGTGACGGCTCCCGACTGTGAAGCCGTGCGCGACATGTTCAAGCGGGCGCGCATCCGTGTCCTTGCCCGCATCGTCACCGCCGCGACCCTGGCCGACGACATGAAAACCGCTCGCCGGGTGCAGGCGGAATTGAGCGCGCTTCAGGGCGGGCTTTTCAGGGCCTCAAAAGCGCCGAGTGAGGTTGCCTGAGTGAGTACCGCCGTAATGGCCCTGTGCTGGCCCCTGCAAATGCCCCCTACGCAGAAGGCCGTGCTTATCTCGCTGGCGGATAACGCCAACGACCAGGGTTATTGCTGGCCGTCGCTAATGACCATTAGCGAGAGGACGTGCTTCTCAAAACGCGCTGTTATTGACGCGATTGCATGGCTTGAAAAGCAGGGCGCGATTATCGCGGACCGCACGAATGGCAGGCACACGACCTACCACTTGAAGCCTGCCGCATATGTTCAACCGGTGCAGCTCCCGCACCGGTGCAGCTCTAGCACCGGTGCACCTGCCGCATCAACCGGTGCAGCTCCCGCACCGGTACCGGTGCAGCTCCCGCACCAACCGGTGCAGCAGGTGCACCCTAACCGTAAAGAACCGTCATTGAACCGTAAGAGCAACCGTCAGTTAGACGTGACGTTGCCCGACTGGCTTCCGGAGGCGACTTGGACTGATTGGGTCGAACACCGCGCCTCCATTAAGCGCCCGCTCTCCCAGCGGGCCGCCGAATTAACGATTAACAAGCTCGTCAAGCTTCGCCTCGCCGGTAATGACCCGGTATTCCTAATCGAAACCGCCATCGAAAGCGGGTGGCAGGGCATTTACGTCCCGCGTTCGGAGAAACCTAATGCAAACCATCAGTCAAGCCGCAAACTCAGCGCTGTCGAACAAGTCGAGCAGGCCATCCGCGAGCAATTCGCCAGCGAACCTGACGACGACTACGTCCAGCCCTTTGCCCAAATCGGTTACTGCCGAACTGTGGATGCGGATGGCTAGCCGCTACGGCAACGCCTGGGTGAGTAACTTCGGCGCGCAGCCGAACGGCATCGCGGCGGCAGAGTGGCGCGGGACGCTGGCCGGTATCACGCCGGAACAGTTGCGCGAGGGTTTCGAGGCTGACGTTCTGCGCGCCGACAACTGGCCGCCCAGCTCCGCGAAGTTCAAGGCGATGTGCCTTGGCATCCCGTCGATTGCCAGCGTGCGGGGTGAGGTTGTCGATTACCTGAAGTACACCAAGCCGCTGGGAGCGCCGGACGTCCGCCCGATCATTTCCCGGTTCGCTCGCGGGGTACTGGCACGGCTCGACACCTACGGCTACCGCAATTCGTCGGGCAAGGTGGCGGATCGGTTGCTTGAAGAAGCCTTCCAGCGCACCCGCGAGTTCGTCATGGAGGGCGGCACACTCCCGGTCAACCCGGTGGCGCTGATCGAAAAGACGGAGCCGGAACACAAGCCCGCCTCACCAGAAGTCGTGGCCGAGCATCTGGCGAAGATCGCGGAAACCCTGCGCGTGTCGCCGGAAGGGGAGGACGAGGAATGACCTCCCGCAACCTCTACGGCCCCGAGTTCTGGATTCGGTTTGGCGAGTGGTGCCGCAACTGCCGCCTGCCGCTTACTGCGGCCCTCATTCGGGGCCACTTCGACGTATCCAACGCCACGGCTTACCGCTGGCTGCGCGCCTGGAAAGACGCGACGGGGCAGGTATGACCGCCTCCCGCTGTCTCCACCACGCACAGCGCATCGGCGCACTTCCGACGAGCCAATGGGCGGCAGAGGTCAAGGCGCTGCCCGAGCAATGCGGCAACGACGACTGCACGCACGGTAACTGCCAGAAGGTCTGTCAGGACTGGCTGCGGATGCAGTTCCAGATGAAGCGATTCCTCGCCCGTGAGCGGCAACTAGCCAAGGCCGAGGCATTCGCACAGAAGCGAGGGAACAGGCGATGAGCAAGTTTCGCGTAGGGCAGAGGGTGCGGATTGTGTACGTTAGAAATCCGAGCAATGCCTGCCTTGTAGGAACCGAAGGCACCATTGTTGAAGCTAATCCACGGTGTGGGGAATTCGCTAGCAACGGCCTCATGAACATGGCGGACGCCGATTGGCTGGTTGAACAAAACCGTCCAGGCGTTTGGGGCTTGTTCGATTCGTGGCAACTCGAACCCGCCACCGACTGCTACGACAAGACCGAGTGGAGCGAGTGCATTTGGCGTCCTGAGCATCTGCGGGTGGGCGCATGAGCGCCATCGTTATCAACTCCGCCGAATCCCTGAGCCGTGCGCTTGGAGATATTCGAGAGGCGTGGAACAAGCACAAGTTCCTGCGTGTGAACGTCCGCACGGGTAAGGACCGCAGCCTGCCGCAGAACGCCGTCACCCACGTTTGGTATTCCCAAATAGCGAATGAGCTGCGGGAAGACGACGAGCTGGGATGGAAGTGCTACTGCAAGCTCCACCACGGCGTGCCGATCCTGCGTGCTGAGAACGAGGAATTCCGCCTCGCCTATGACAACGCCATCAAGGGCCTGAGCTACGAGCAAAAGCTTCAGGTGATGCGCCTGCTTCCGGTCACGTCGCTGATGACCAAGGAGCAGCTGAGCAAGTACGCCGAAGCCGTGCAGGCCGACTTCGCCCGTCGCGGCGTGCGCCTGGAGTTCCCGGAAAACGTAGGGCCTCAAAAGGCCAGGAGGGCGGCATGAGAAGCGCGAGTTCGCTGCACCTATTCCAGCCACCCTCTGTTGGGGACGAGGTTTCTTTCCAGGACGGCTCCAAAGCCCTCGTCTGCCAGGACATTGGCTGTGGCTGGTACTTGCAAATGGATGGAAAGCGGTTCTGCCAGTCCGGATTCGACATGAACTCCTTTATCCGATCAGTACTTGATGAAGACCGATCAAGGGCGGAGGCCGCATGAGCCTCACCGCCGAAGAAAAGCGCTGGCAGTCCGCCGTGCACTCCCTGGAAACCTGCTCCCTTTGCGGTCACTACGGCATCCAGTGGGCGCACCGTAACGAGGGCAAGGGTATGGGCATGAAGGTATCGCCCGACCAGACCGCCGCGCTCTGCATCCCGTGTCACACGGCCCTGGATCGATACATCGACATGACTCGCGAGGAAAGCCGCGCCGAGTTGAACCGGGCCATCGTCATCACCCATCACCGGCTGTATCAGGCCGGCAAGCTGAGGCTAGTCAAGTAATGCTCATCCACATCACCACCATCGCCCCTGAGCAGGCGGCAGTCGAAATCATGAAGCACATGGACTTCCACGGCGGCCAGTGGATCGTCAATGCCGTGGAGGACGAGGGGTACATCATGGCGAAGGTCGGGACGCTGTGCGGTAAGCGCCTGAGCCGTTCGTGTTCGCCGTCGCTGTGTGGGCCGTTTAGCACTGGCACTAGCATGGACGAACTTGAGGGCCGCGTTCGCATCGCTCGCCGTATCTCGCTGGGGGGCAAGTCCGCCAGCTCACAGCGCAAGGCTCAACCGAAGGATGACGGATGGGTAAGCCCGACGCGCCGTGCCGAGGAAATGCTGGCCGAGGGGAACATCCGAATCTCTGACCTGGTGGAAGTCATCGGCATCAGCCGTGGTGCTGCGCACAAGCTCATGTACCGGCTGATCGAGAGCAACCGGGCGCGGATCATTTCGCAGGTCCCGACCGGAATCGGCAAGGGCACGGTTTGCACGTTTGGGAAGGCTGCCTGATGGACGCCGTGTCCGTTCTCGCCATCGACCCCGGTACGCATCAATCCGGTTTTGCCAAATACGTCAAAGACGGTGGCGTACTGGCCTCGGGTGTGGTTCCGAACGCGGAGATTCTTGACTTAATTGTCAAAACGGACGCGGACATTCTAGCTATTGAGCGCATCGTCAATTACGGCATGGCGGTGGGTCAGGAAGTCTTCGATACCTGCGTTTGGATTGGCCGGATGATGCAGGTATGGCCGTGTCCCGACGAAGTGATGCTGATTCAACGCGGGGCAGTGAAGAAGTACGTATGCGGTACCGGCAAGGCGGAAGACAAGCACGTCCGTGCCGGTCTGATCGCAATGGTTGGCGCTCCGGGCGACAAGCGGAACCCTGGCCCTACCTACGGCGTTACGTCCCACGCATGGTCTGCCCTTGGCGTGGCGGTTACGGCTTTGCATGAGAGGGGTGTGCAATGAGCGCAACGACTGAAGAGGTCGACTTCAACAACCTTGCCTACGGCTTGCAGCAATTGAAGGACAAGGTCACGTCGGACCATGTGGCTACGATCTATGAGTTGTTCGAGTTTCTTAGGCGCATGCCTTTCCCGCCCGGCTATCTCGATCAAACGCGGACGGAGATGTTCCGCGCGCTGAGGGAGTGCGAGTCAACTGGCGACCATACCTACGTCTACCTTTCGTTCTATGGGGAAAACGAGCGCGCGTCGCATATGAAGATCGGCGTGGCGAAGAACGTGAAGGCACGCATGGCCGGGATAAAGACAGGCAATCCGCTGCCGAAGCTCTGGACGTACTCAGCTTGGTTCAGCACAAAAAAAGAAGCCTTGATCGTTGAGGCGGCACTTCTCAAGCACATGGCCGCTGATGCTGTCCATGGCGAATGGGTCAGTGTCGGCGCGCTTTCCGATCAGGCGGCAAGGTCAATCGTTGAGTCGCTTACCGAGGTAGCGGGAGCGGCGCTTAACTCCTTCGCAAACTTCAAGCTCTGCGAGGTCTGACCATGAGCCGCGCGCTGCTAGTGATGGCCCTGGCAAAGACGATAGGCCGACCGCCGACCGACGCGGAGCGTACCGAATACCTCGCTGCCCTGGCCTCACTGGCAGGAGGGGAATACCTCTACATTCCCCTGCTTCGTCAATCCGTGCCGGTTGATGAGGGTGAGATTCACCGCTTGCGAAGCGAAGGCGTAAGCATCCGGCAGATCGCGCGAAAGGTTGGTTGCAGCAAGTCGCATGTCCACGATGTGCTGTCCAAGTTTTCCCCCTACGTCATGGACACGGAAGCCGCTTAACTGATAACCGACCCCAAGAGGATCGGTTGATGCACGCGAGCTTCCCGCCATACGGCCAAGACCCACAACTCAAGCCGAGCATTCCTCGCAATCCGCAGCAGCCTACGGGCGCGTATCGGTCCACCCCTGAGATGTCCGAGTCCGAGCGCAAGCTGCGGACGGCGCGGCACTACCTTCACCACGCGCTGCTGCTTGTCGATGAGGCTTTGAAAGTTTCGGAGCCGAAGCCTTCAAAGCCTGAGCCTGAGCGAGTCCCAAAGTGGGACCCGAGGTGGGTAGAAACCTGCCCGCAACGGGTAGGGGCGCACCCCATGAACGCCGAAGCTATCCGTGACCACGACGAGCGCCTTAGTGGTGCGGAGGATCGGCTGTGAGCAAAAAGACTGAAGTGAAGGTTCAGGGCATCGGCTTTGGCGGACTGCTGGCCGTCCTGTTCATCGGGCTGAAGCTGACCGGCTACATCGCGTGGTCATGGCTGTGGGTGCTGTCGCCCCTGTGGATTCCCTTGGCGATCGTTCTCGGCATCGTGGCCTTTGTGCTGCTTCTCGCAGCCATCGCCAAGGCGTTCTGACATGCGCATCCTGCTGCTTGATATCGAAACCGCGCCGCACCTCGCCACCGTGTGGGGCTTGTGGCAACAAAACGTCGCCATCAACCAGATCATCGAGACCGGCTACACGCTGTGCTGGGCTGCCAAATGGCATGACGAGCGGGAAGTCATGTTCGACAGCATCAAGGCGTCGAGCCAAAAGCGCATGATCGGACGCGTGCACAAGCTGCTGGCCGAGGCTGACGCGGTGGTGCACTACAACGGGACCAAGTTCGACATTCCAACGTTGAACAAGGAATTCCTGCTGCACGGCCTGAACCCGCCCGCGCCGTACAAGCAAATCGACCTGCTGCGGACCGCCCGCTCTAGGTTCCGGCTGGCCTCCAACAAGCTCGATTTCGTCGCCCAGCAGCTTGGCCTTGGCAAGAAGCTTGCCCACAAGGGGCATGAGCTGTGGTTGGGCTGCATGAACCGGGACGATGAGTCCTGGAAGGTGATGGAGGCTTACAACAAGCAGGACGTGCTGCTGCTTGAGAAGGTCTACGACCGCCTGCTGCCGTGGGTCGCCAACCACCCCAACCGCAACAACTACGGCGAGGCGCACGTCTGCCCGAAGTGCGGCAGCGAGAAACACCAGCGCCGGGGCTACGCAGTCACGACCACGCGGCGGTATGCGCGAATGCAGTGTCGCGACTGCGGTACGTGGTTCCGTTCGACGGACTGCGAGCCGGGGCGGGCTAGCTATGTGGAGGCTGCGGCATGAGGACTGGGCTGATCCAACTTTGGTGCCTCGTACTCGGCGTGTTGTGGCTGGTTGGCAGTCAGAACACCGCCGACGCATCAGTTTGGCTTGCTGCGTCACTCGTGATTGCGGCGCTCAAGGATCGCAAGGCATGACCACCGCCACCATCCCCCAGGCCGTAGGCGAGGTGTCGGCATGACATTCCTCGTTGAGCAGCGCGACTCCTTCGCCTCCCCGATCTACCTGGAAGCCCTAGACGAGGGTGAGCGTCTGACGATTGAGGGGTTGGACGGCAATCAACGCCTCTATGCGGAGCGGCTGATCGAGACGCTGATATTCCAGAACCCCGATGGCGACCACGACAAGATCAGGCAATACGCCATCCGTCAGGCGTTGGAGACGATGCCGACGACCCAAGAGGCGGCACGGGAAGTCGCCGCCATGCGGATTGGCCCCTGTTACTGCTACTTGGGCTTCTACGGTCTGCGGGGTATCGCCAACTTCCTGAAGGTTGGCATGACCGGCCACCCGGAGCAGCGGCTTTACAACATCGCCACCGGGAACCCGTTGGATTGCCTGTGGGTGTTCACCACGAAGATTCCGAGCCGCGCCGTAGCCCGACAGGCTGAGCTAGCCATGTTGCGTAGCTACGCCGACCACAAGCGCCGAGGTGAGTGGATCGACGTGGGCCAGTGCGGGCGCGAAGGCGCGGAGTCCATCGCCCGAGAGCTTGCCGTGGTGGTGGGCGAAATCACCGGCCAAGAGGCCATTTTCTCCCTGCTTAGCTACCGAGACGGAAGGGCTGCCGCATGAACGCGCTGCTGAAAGAAGTTGGCGACTACGACGTGCGCGGCCATGACTTCGATACGGCCATGGTGTGCGGCGTCACCGCAACCCATATCGACGCCGACCGGATGGTGCGAACGGATTGGCGCAATGGATTTCCTAATTGGGAGCTAGCCCGAACCGCCTACTGCGGCGACTCCTGCCACCTTCCAATGCTGCGCCAGTGGGTCGTAGCCTTCGCCATCGCCTACTGCATGGATGGTGGCGTGAAGCGTGAGGTGTACAGCGACGAGCTTGCCTGCGTGGCCGGATGGGATGCCCTGTACATGCTCATCTTCAACAGGGAGATTGCGCCTTACACGGTTCTAGCGGACGACCTGGGAGTGCATCGGAACACCTACCGACGCCTGCGCAACGCCATCTGCCGCCGTCTCGCCAAGAGCCTTTCGGAGTATTGGGAGCGGTACGGCATCGCCTTCCGGCAAGTGGCATTTTATGAACGTCGATGCGGTTCGCAGATTCAGCGTGGGACACTGAGGGTAAGGGGTGCTGTTCCTTCGGAAAACGAGCTGAGCCGTGGTGGGGATGGAAATTTCCACCGCGCGCCCAGCCGGGACAGCGACACCCTTTGATCTGCCGCCCAGCCTCTACCGTCACTCCCATTGGTCACGCAAGACCCGGCAAGCCAGAACCGGGCGGCAACCGAGTCCCGCTGTAGGTGTGCAAGCCGAAGCGGCCTTCTTGGGTGAGGAACATCCAAGCGTAAGGGACGCTCTGCCTTGCACGGGCAACGTTACGGGTCCCAACCCGGCCGCGACGCACAGCGGCAACTATCCAACCGAGACCGCCATGCTCCTAGCCCGCCTAATCTGGCTGCTGGTGATGCTGGCGTCTGCGCTGTCCCCGTTCTTTGGTGAGCCTGATGAGTGACGAACCCTCCACGCCGGATGACGAATACGGCGAAACGGAGGTGTTCGTCCGTGAGGGTGAGGCGTGGTTCGCCAATGCCTTTGCGCTGGCCAAGCGGCTCAAGATCGAATCCCTGACGCTGTTGGACGGCACGGTCTACGCCTGTGTCTCGGGCAAGGGCGAGGTAAAGCTTGGCGACCTATTGGCCGCTGAGGGAAAGGCAGACATAAGGCCGATCAAGTGACCACGATTGCCTATGACGGCAAGACGTTGGCCGCTGACCGCAAGACCAGTTCTCAGGGTGCCGTATGGCGGGCGGCCCCGAAGCTCCGCGAGATACCGGGCGGCTACATAGCCTGCGCCGGTAGCGTCGAGCAGATCGCCCGCTTCCTGAAGTGGGTGCAAGGCGGCAAGAAGGGCAAGGCTCCTGACCTGGACGACTTCGGCGCTATCGCCATCGTCCATGGGCACGTAACCGTGTGGGAGAACGGCTCGGAAATCCCGTGTTCCGCCTCTGAGCGCATCGCCATCGGTTCCGGCTGGGCTTGGGCTACTGCCGCCATGGATCACGGCAAAACGGCTGCTGAGGCCATCGAATACGCGGCAACCCGCGACAACTCAACCGGGTGCGGCGTCGATAGCGTGCGGCCCACTGTTCGGAAGGCACGCAAGTGAACATCTCCGAGCGCGGCCTAGACCTCATCCGTCACTTTGAGGGATGCAGGCTGGAGGCGTATCGGGATGGCGGCGGCGTGCCCACCATTGGCTGCGGCCATACCGCTGGCGTGCGGATGGGCGACACCATCACGCAGGCTCAGGCCGAAGCGTTCCTGAAGGCGGATGTAGCGGCCACGGTCCATGCGGTCAACGGCATGGTTAAGGTTCCCGTGAGCCAGTGCCAGTTCGATGCGCTGGTGGTGTTCGCCTTCAACTGCGGGGCTAATGCCCTGATGCACTCCACCTTGCTCAAGAAGCTCAACGCTGGCGACTACGAAGGTGCGGCGGCTGAGTTCTTGCGCTGGGATCACGACAACGGCCAGCAAGTAGCTGGCTTGACCAAGCGGCGCACTGCCGAGAAAGCATTGTTTGAGGCGGTGGCGTAATGATCGAATCAGGGACAGAGCTGCCAGCATGGCTGGTGGCTGGGTTGGCGTTTGTCGGCAACGTCTGGCAGTTCATCCAGGGACGTAACGACCGCACCAAGGCTCAGGCGGCTACCGATGCTGCCGTAAGTGAGTACAAGGCCGATGCCACGGTGACCGATGCTGCCGCCGCTCAGGTGAAGCAACTGATCGAGCGCGTTGAGTCCCTGGAAACCAAGTACAGCAAGCTGTGGGACGAGCTACAGGCCGAGAAGATGGCTAGCTCCAAGCTGCGCGACCGCGTGCGCCAGCTGGAAGGGATTCTGCGGGATAACCACATCGCCGTTCCGGCTGAAGCGTGACCAAGTACCTGCTCGCTGCGTTGGCCTTGCTGGCGGTCACGGCGGTGATGTTCGCCATGCACTTTCGTGGGGCTTTGGCTGTTTCCGCTGATCGTCAGCATCAGGCCGAATCGCGAGCAGCCCAACTGGACGCCAGTCTGAAGGCATCGGAGAAGGCTAGGGCAGCCGAACACGCCCAAGCCGAGCAATTCCAGGCCATCGCCCAACAGTACGAACAGGACAAGAAGCATGCGAAAGCTAAGGCTGATGGCGTTATCGCTGAGCTGCGCGCTGGCAATCTGCGGCTGCGCGACCAGTGGGCAACACAGCGCCTCGCCAATGAGGCTGCAACCCGTGCCAGCCAATCTGATGCAACCGCCAACGGGTGCGCAGGAGTTGCGCTCGATCTTTTTCGAGCCAGCTACCCCATCGTCCAGCGACAGGACGATCAAATCCGGCGACTCCAAGAAGTCTTGAGGGTGGAGAGGCAATGATCTTCGGTGGCGTATGGGGCGAGTGCCTTGTCGCGGTAGTAACCGCCATGTGGAAGAGCTTTAAGGCCCCGGAAGCAATGAGCGACGGCGGTAAGGGCTCAGCCCCTAGACCTTTTACCGTGGACCCCAAGACGTTCTCCGACAACTGGGAACGAACCTTCGGACAGGCGCAGAAGCCTGAGGACAAGGACAGTCCTGATGAGCAAGCGCCTTAAAGACATTCAGGCGATGAACGGGGAAACCCTCATCGTCACCAACAAGTGGGCCGCAGAGGCTGAAAAGCGGGCCACCACCGTTAGCGCCAGTACATGGACGTATTCGGGAGCAGGGACGCTCTCTGGCGCTTCGCTGAGCGGCACGACGGCCACGGTCAAGCTTGCCCCGACCTGTGACGGATGCCTTGAGAACACCGTGACCCTTGCCAATGGCGAGGCGCTTTCTGCTGTGCGCGTGGTGGATGTGAGCTGCGCGCCTTACACGAACCTGACTGCGTGATATGGCCCGCCCACCGATCTTCGATACCCCGGAAGAGTTCACCGAGGTAGCGGAGAGGTACTTTGCCGACAGGGAGGCCAAGGACAAGCCGTTCACCGTCAATGGTCTAGCTCTGGCCCTCGGCATGACCCGAGAAACCCTGCTGCGCTACGGCGAAAAGGAAGGGTTTTCTGACGCGGTAAAAGCCGTCAGGGCGCGGCTTGAGGATCACTGGGAGTCGAGGCTTGCTGGCCCTAACGCGGCCGGCACGATCTTCTGGCTGAAGAACCAAGGCTGGTCCGACAAGACGGAAACGAAGCTGACGGGCGACCCCGATCAGCCTGTCACCATTACTGCCATCGAGCGCCGCATTGTCCACCCTACAGATCGAGACGGCGGCGGTCTTTGAGCCGCTACTGCCGCCATCGCGCTACAAGGGAGCATGGGGTGGTCGAGGCTCCGGCAAGTCCCATTTCTTTGCCGAAAAGCTGATTGACGACAGCCTGTATGAACCGGGCTTGCTGTCTGTCTGCATCCGAGAAGTTCAAAAGACCCTCAAGCAGTCGTCCAAGCGCCTGATTGAGAACAAGCTGAAGTCGCTTGGGCTTGGCGAGAAGGACGGCTTCAAGGTCTACACGGAAGTGATCCAGACGCCGGGTGATGGCGTCATTGCCTTCCAGGGCATGCAGGATCACACGGCCGAGTCCATCAAGTCGCTTGAGGGCTTCAAGCGCGCCTGGATGGAAGAGGCGCAGACGATTTCGTTCAACAGCCTGAACCTGCTCCGTCCGACCATTCGCGCGTCAGGATCGGAGATTTGGGCTAGCTGGAACGCCCGCCGCAAGACAGACCCGGTCGATGTGATGTTCCGGGGGGCTGAAATACCTACGGGCGCAAAGGTGGTCAAGGCCAACTGGCGCGACAATCCTTGGTTCACTGCGGAGCTTGAGCAGGAGCGCCAAGACTGCCTGCGCATGCAGCCTGACCAGTACGACCATATCTGGGAGGGCGGCTACGTCACCGTCTCTAGTGGCGCGTACTACGCCAAGCAGATCGCCGAGGCTCAGGCCGAGGGGCGCATTGGTCGAGTGTCACGCGACCCACTGATGACGTTGCGGGCCATCTGGGACATTGGCGGAACGGGTGCCAAGGCCGATGCCTGCGCCATCTGGATCGCCCAGTTTGTCGGCCACGAAGTCCGCATTCTGGATTACTACGAAGTCGTGGGGCAGCCGCTGTCCGCTCATGTCGAGTGGCTGCGCTCCAAGGGCTACGGAAAGGCCCTGTGCGTGCTGCCCCACGATGGCGCGGCTAACGACAAGGTCTACCAGGTCAGTTACGAAAGCGCGCTCAGGGAGGCGGGCTTCGAAGTCATCGTTATTCCGAACATGGGCGCCGGTGCTGCCAACAGGCGCATCGAAGCCGCCCGTCGCTTGTTCCCCTCTATCTGGTTCAACGCCGCCACAACGGAAGCGGGGCGGGACGCGTTGGGTTGGTATCACGAGAAAAAGGACGAGGCGCGAGGGATTGGCCTTGGCCCCGATCACGACTGGTCGAGCCACGGCGCTGACGCCTTCGGCCTGATCGCAGTTCACCACGCCGACCACAGTCCTGGCGGCGGCATCAAGTTCGACACCACCTCTTTTGCCTCGGAGTTCGGCTAGGATAGAGGTATGAAAATGCAAGTTGCACATGACCTCGGCACTGGCGTCAATGTTTGCCGTTACATGATAGTCCGGCATGATCCGGACCAGCCGAGCGGGTTGCGGGCGTTTAGCTTGACGTTCGTGGAAGGCAAAAGCCGCCACGACATAGCCAACGCGCTCTGGTATGAGCTGAGGCCGGCAGCAAAGGGCCTGCGTCCAGCCCGAAGGTGACACACCGAATGCACCCCACCCAAGACCCCGCATATTGCGGGGTTTTTCATTTTCAGAGCCCGGAGTTCGCGTGAAGGAAAAACGCAAGGCTGCCAAGGATGGCGGCAACTCCACCGACGCGATGAAGGAGATGCGCGAGCGGTACGACCGTGCCGTTGAGGCGGACTCGGATAATCGAGAGCTTGCCATCGACGACCTGAAGTTCGTCACCGTGCCGGGCAATCAGTGGGACGAGAACCAGCGCAAGGCCCGCAAGGGTCGCCCGTGCTACGAGTTCCCGATTCTGCGCTCGCATTGGCGCCAGGTGGTCAACGACCAGAAGAAGGCGCGCCCCGGTATCAAGGTGCGTCCTGTCGAGAACGGCGACGTCAAGGGCGCGGACCTGCGCCAAGGGCTGATCCGCAACATCGAGTCGCGGTCCAATGCTGAGCGGGCCTATGACGCCGCGTTTGAGCTTGTGACGGCCTCGGGCTTCGGTGCGTGGCGCATCGCTGCCGAGTACAGCGACGATGACAGTTGGGACCAGGACCTGTGCATTCGGCCCATCCCCGATCCGCTGACCTCCGTCTGGTTCGACCCCGACGCCAAGTCGGCGGACATGCGCGATGCGCAGTACGCGTTTGTCGAAGAAACCATGAGCCGGGATCGGTTCAAGGAGCTGTATCCCGACGCCGATCTGGTGAGCTTCGAGTCGGCCAAGGAGTTCGGTACGTGGTTCGGTGAGGACACGGTCCGCGTCGCCGAGTACTGGCGCATGGAGCCGGTCACCAAGACGCTGTTGCTGCTGTCGGATGGCCGCACGGTAGACGGGGCTGAGCTAGACGAGGCTGCGGTTGCCCAGCTTCAGGCGGAAGGCATCGAGATTCTGCGCACCCGCAAGGTCAAGACGCACAAGGTTGTGTCGTCCATCGTGTCGGGCGCTGAGGAAATCGACGGGCCGTATGACTCGGTGTTCAGCCGCATCCCCATCGTCCCGGTCTACGCCAACCGTCACTTCATCGAGGGCAAGTGGGTCTGGTGCGGCATGGTCCGCTTCAGCCGCGACCCGCAGAAGCTGGTGAACTACAACTTCACCACGGGGCAGGAAGTACTCGCCAAGCAGCACAAGGCGACGCCTGTTCTGACGCCGAAGATGCTGGAAGGCGCAGGCGTTAAAGCGCTTTGGGACAAGTCCAACACCATGGACATGCCCTACCTGCCGTTTACGCCTGATCCGCTGATGCCCGGGGGCCTTCCGCAGTACCTATCGCCGCCCGCTGTCCACGCTGCCTTTGCGCAGTTCGGCCAGCTTGCCATCGACATGCTCAAGGCGTCGGACGGCATCTTTGACGCCTCTGTGGGCGCCCGGTCGAACGAAACCAGCGGCAAGGCCATCATGGCCCGCCAGCAGGAGGGCGATACCGCCACGTTCGACTATCAGGACGCGCTGAACTTCGGCATCCAGGCGACGGGCGAAATCCTCCTGTCTGCGCTGCCCAAGGTCTACGACACTCCCCGCGTTGTTCGCGTGCTTGGCAAGGATGGCGCCGAGGATGCCGTCAAGCTCTACGAGGAAGGCCCCAACGGCGAGAAGTTGAACGACCTCTCCGCTGGCAAGTACGACGTGACGGTCACGACCGGCCCGAGCTACGACACGCAGCGCATGGAGTTTGTGGACGCACTGGTGCAGTTGAGCCAGGGCAATCCGTTGATTGGCCAGGCCGTCCCGGACCTGATCGTGGGCAGCATGGACTTCCCGAAGGCCGACGAAGCTGCCGAGCGCTTGAAGATGCTCCTGCCGCCTCCGGTCCAGCAGGCCATGGCGCAGAAGGATCAAAGCCCCGCTGTCGTCCAGCTTCAGAGCCAGATGCAGCAGATGGCACAGATGGCCCAGCAGCAGTTGGGCGAGCTTCAGCAGCGCTTGCAGCAGGCCGAGGCGAAGGCGTCCAGCAAGGTGGCCGACGAGCTTAAGCAGCAGATCGCCGCGCGAGAGCTGGAAATCAAGCAATACGAGGCGGTCACCAATCGTCTTGCCGTGCTGCAAAAGGATCAAGCCGCCGTCGCCAAGCTCAACTTGGACGCCGCCGCCACAGTAGACCAATCCCTACACGCTCACGCCGACCGCGCCCTTGCGGTGCAACAGGCTGAGCAAGCACAGGCCGCACAAGCGGCTTCCGCTGACCAAGAGGCCAGCGCGCAGTAACCGCACCGGACGGTATCTGGGCTATTCGTCAAGGAATGACGCGCAATGAGTGATGCAGTTACCGCCGCTGATGACGGCGCTTCGGTCGCACCTGTCGAAAACACTGCCGTTGAGCAGGACACCACGCAGGCACAGGCTCAGGACACGACCACTGAGCAAGTTGACAAGCAGCAGGACGACAAGCCCCGCGATGAAAAGGGCCGATTCGTTCCGCAGGAGCGTGTCAACGAGATTACCAGGGCAAGGCGCGAGGCCGAGCGGCGCGCAGAAGCACTAGAGCGGGAGCTGGCCGGACTACGCCAGCAGCAGCCCGCGCAACACCAGCCGCGAAGCACCGAGAAAGCCCCTGCGCTGGCTGACTTCAACTACGACATGGACGAATGGTCCCGCGCGATGAGCGAGTACGCCATCACGCAGGCCGAGTCTCGCGTCGAGCAGAAGATCAGCACCAAGACCCAGCAGGAACGCCAGCAGTCGGTTCAGAAGTCGTTTGAGGAACGGGCAGCCAAGTACGCGGCCGAACACCCGGACTTCGATCAGGCCGTGGATGACCTCGGAAGGACGATCCGGTTCTCGCCGGAAATCGTCGAGGCTATCGGCGTCAGCGACCACGGCCCCGCTGTTGTGCATTACCTCGCGCAGCACCTGGACGAGGCGGACAGCATTGCCCGCATGCCCGTCCATCTGGCCGCTGCTCGGTTGGGTCGCATCGAGGCGCAGGTGTCCACGCCCAAGCCCAAACCCGTCACCAAGGCGCCTGAGCCTGCCCCCACTGTCGGAAGCGGAGCGAAAGCCCCGCCCAAGGACATTTATCGCATCGAAGACGATGGCGAGTGGTACGCAGCGCGCAAGGCACAGCAGCGCAAGCAGCGATAACTACATCTCACGGCCGCACGGAGGCGGCTAACTCATGGCAAATACCAACCTCACTCACTCGATGATCGCCCGCGAGGCGGCTGCGATCCTCGCTGAGGAATCCCCGTTCATTTCCAACATCAACCGTGGCCGACAGGATGAGTTCGGCGAGGCCGTCAACGGCTACAAGAAGGGCGATAGCGTCAAGATTCGCATCCCCCCGACCGGCGTTGTCCATGACGGCGCTGTGTTCGCGGGCGGCGGTTCGGCTGACGACAACGTTGAGCAGTACGTCAACCTGACCATCGACACCCAGAAGCACATCGCCCTTCAGTTCGGCGCAAAGGAAAAGACCCTTGATATCGCCGACTACAAGGAGCGCATCCTGCGCCCGCAGATTCGTACCTTGGCCTCGGTGATCGAGTCCGACCTGCTCGCCAAGGCCGTGCTGGGCGTCCCCAACCTCGTCGGCACCGCTGGCACCACGCCGAACGCCATGAAGACCTACGCGCAGGCCCGCGCCAAGCTGGAAGCCTACCTTGCCCCTCCGGGTGAGCGTTCGTGCATCTTCAGCTCTGCGGCCAACACTGAGCTGGTGGACGCCTCCAAGGCTCTGTTCCATGCCGGCGACCAGATCGAGCGCGGTTTTCTGCGTGGCACGCTGGGCGAGGCTCAGGGTGCGATGTTCTACGAAAGCCAGAACATCCCGGTCGTCACCAATGGCTCGCAGGTTGCGTCCCTCCTGGTCAATGGTGCGGTGACCGATGGCGCGACCAGCCTGGCCGTGGATGGCGGCACCGGTACCAACACCATCAAGAAGGGCTCGGTGTTCACCATCGCTGGCGTGAAGCGCATCCACCCGCTGACGGGTGCGGTGAGTGCCGATCTTCAGCAGTTCGTCGTCACCGCCGACGTCACCCTGTCCTCGGGTGCCGGTACCGTGTCGTTCTACCCGGCTGTCAACACGGCGGGCCAGAACAAGACCGTCAGCGCTCTCCCGGCTGACAACGCGGCCCTGACCTTCGTGGGTTCGGCCTCGACCGGCTACGCGCAAAACCTGATGTTCCACAAGGATGCCTTCACGGCCGCCTTCGCGCCGCTCCCGGTGCTGGCGTCCTGCGAGGGCTACACCGCCCGTCTGCCCAACGGCATCAGCGTGCGTGTGATGACCTTCGGCGACGGCAACAACGACTACGAGCGCACTCGTATCGACGTGCTGTACGGCTTCCAGACCGTTCGCGGCCTGCACGCCTGCCGCATCACGGAGTAAGGCGGTACAGGGGAGTCCTTCGGGGCTCCCCTTTCTTTTGCAGACAGAGGAATAGACATGAGTGAGAAAGAAATCGAGGCTGAGATTGTCGCCAAGGGCCTGACTGCCTCGCGAATTACACCGGAGATGATAGACGGCACCATCGCGCATGAGCAGTACTACGTTTTTCCTGATACCACGCTCACGGTATGCGCATTGACGCTCAAGAACGGCTACCAGGTTGTTGGTGAAAGTGCTTGCGCGAGCCCGCAGAACTTCAACGCTGAAATCGGGCGCAAGATCGCCCGAGAGAACGCGCGAGGGAAGATTTGGGCGCTTGAGGGCTACCGGCTCCGCTGTGAGTTGGCTACCTAAGTGTTCATCGGAGGGCTTCGGCCCTCCTTTCTTTTGCACGGACGCAACACGGGGCATGGACGCCCCACCTTTTCTAGAGGCCACGGATGGCAACCACCGCACTGAGCATCATCAAGCGGGCGCTGCGCCTTGCGCGTGTTATCGACGCGTACACGGCACCCGACGCCAACGATGCCGCCGATGCCCTCGAAACACTCAACGCCATGCTGGCCGAGTGGCACGAAGCCGAGATTGGCCTTCCCGATTACAGCCTCGCCACGCTCGACACCGAGCTTGCCTCGGATGCGGCTGACCGCGAGGCCATTGCCTACCAACTTGCCGCCCGCCTGGCCCCCGAGTACGGCGTGTCGCTGTCGGTGGAAACGGCCACGGTCGCCACGGGCACGATGGCACGCCTGCGTCTGCGCTACTTCCAGCCGGGCTGCGTGGACTTCAGCGAGTTGCCGCGCAAGTGCGGCGGCTACGACGTTGAGCTTGGCTGATGGCGCGCTGGCAGCCCATCCAGCTCGTTGGCGGCTCATACGCCGACGATGCGCTCCCGTGGACGCATCAGGACACGGTCAACTACATCCCCGTCCCAGCCGAGAAGGAGGGCGTGCGCTCGCGTGCCATTCTGCGCTGCGCCCCGGGGTTCTCGGCCTTCTGCGACCTTGGCACGAACGCCCCGATCCGTGGAGCGCGCAACGTCGAGGGCCGGTTGTTCGTTGTGTCCGGTACCACCCTGTTCCAGGTCAACGCGGACGGGTCGTCCACTGAGCGCGGCACGATTCCTGGCGTCAAGCGCTGCTCCCTGAGCCACAACCAGATCACCGGGGGCAACGAGGTCGTCATCTCCAACGGCCAGAGCGGGTACGTCTACAACACCGCCAGCAACACGCTTGAGCAGATCACGGACGAGGCGTTTATCGGCTCCATCTGTTTCGAGTCGCTGGATAGCTACATCCTCGGCATTGAGCCGGCCAGGCGTTTCGCATTCACGTCCGACCTTGCGGATGCCTCGTCCTACAGCACGCTCGACCGCTATGAGGCGGAGGGTTCGCCCGATCTTCTCGTAGGCCAGGCCGTAACCCACCGCGAATGGTGGCTGATGGGTGAGCGGACCATCGAGCCGCTCCAGAACACGGGAGCCACGACAGGCACGTTCCAGCGCTCGCAGGGCACGGTCATTGAGGTCGGGCTGGCTGCTACCCATGCCGTCTCCGTGATGGATAACTCAGTCTTCTGGCTGGGCTCTGACGGCATCGTCTACCGCGCCAACGGCTACACGCCCCAGCGCATCTCCACCCACGCCATCGAACAAGCCATCCGCCGCTGCAATACGTCACAGGCGTTCGCTTTCACCTTTGAAGACGGCGGGCACAAGGTCTTTTACCTGACCTTCCCTGACGGCCAGACCTGGGGCTACGACGCCGCCACGGGCGAATGGCACCGCCGCAAGAGTCACAACTTGGACCGCTGGCGCATTAACTCGCTGACCAAGTGGAACGGCAAGTGGATTGCCGGCGACTTCAGCAACGGCAAGCTCTACTTGCTCGACTGGAAGGTGCAGCAGGAAGACGGGCAGGTCTTGGAGCGTCGCCGCATTACCGGCGTAACTCACGACCACCAGAACGCGCTCATCATCAACGGCCTTGAGCTGGTGATGGATACCGGGCTACCCAGCAAGACCACGGCGCAGCCTGACGTGCTGAGCATCACGGGGAACCTACCGGATGGTCAGGTAGGCGATTCGGTCAACTACCAGTACACCATCAAGGCCACGCACCGCCCGCTGACGGTCGCCATTACCTCGGGCGCGCTGCCCACGGGCCTGAGCATCGACAACGCCGGACGCGTCACGGGGAGCGTTACGGCCAGCGGCTCGTTTAGCTGGACCGTGACCGCCACGGACGCCAGCGGCGCGACCGTGCATGTAGACGACACCGCCAGCTATGCGCTGATCCTCGACGCTCAGCTCAGCGACTGGAAGTACCTACAGGTTGCCGCTGACGATGCAGGCGACTACTCGGCCATCGACGCGGACGATTCGTCGTGGAGTACGGGCACGGCGCCGTTTGGCGGCTGGGACTCAGGATACGGCTCTGCCGAGATTGCAGCGGGCGCCCCAACTGGCCTCAACGCAGCACACGGCTACGACAGCCACTTCGCAGCCACGTTTGCCACGACTTGGGCTCCCGAGACTCGCCTTTGGCTGCGCCGCGTTCTGACGCTTTCCTCTGTGCCCGCCAACGGCATCACCATCGTGAGCTACATCGAGGACAACTATCACTTCTACCTCAACGGCGAGCTGGTCGTGACGAGCCCGACCGGCCCCACGGGTGGCAACGGCATGACGTTCACCATCGATGCCGACCAGCTCGTGGCGGGCAATAACGTGATCGCCATTCGCTGCGATGACGAGCCTGCCACTAGCGCCGTTAGCGTCACCTACGCCGACATGTACCTGAAGGTGACGCCGTGAGCAGCGTAGACGTGCGTTACAGCAAGGACGGCGGGCGCAACTGGTCCGACTGGCGAAAGCTCGACATGGGCGACGTGGGCGACTTCTGCAAGCGCCTACAGCTTCGCCGCCTGGGCCGTGGCTACCAGTGGGTTTTCGACATTCGCGTGACCGACGACGTACGCGCCGACCTGATTGCAGGCTCCATTCTTCCTGAGGCTACGGATAGCTGATGAGCTTCCTCGTCGTAGACAACTTTTCGCCCGACATTGAGCGGGTGAAGCAGTCGGCTTTTGCCGCTGGTTTCGATACATGGCGTCCGAACAAGGGCGAGGTAGGCAGCTCCGTCTACGAGGGCATGGGGTTTTGGGGCGAACACGCCCGAATGATCCAGGCACTAACGCGGGCGGTTGGCGGGATCGTGGTCCCCAACTCCATGTTCTTTCGCGTGACCAACGAGGGCATGGAGCGGGCCTATATCCACAGCGACCGGGAGTCCGGATCGCATACGTGCGTGGTCTACCTGACCGAGCATGAGCAGGAAAGCGGCACGGCCTTCTTCCAGCACAAGGGCACGGGCCTCAAGGAAATGCCCTCGTTCCAGGATCTTCGCGAGTCGGGGCTGATGGATGAGCTTAAACAGGACATGGTGTCCCGCGACCCGTCCAAGTGGACGCAGCTCGATTACGTCCGTGGCATCAAGAACCGCGCATTGATCTTCAACGCGCCTCTTTTCCATTCACGATTCCCTCTTGACGGCATCGGCAAGGACGCCGAAACGGGCCGGCTTGTGTGGGTGTGCCACTTTTACAAGCTCGGTCCGTCCGGCGAGCTTATCTAAGGGACTAGATATGGCTGAGATTTGGGGCGCGGCAATCGTCGCGGTCGGGGCTTATGCTGCCTCGGAAAACGCATCCAGCAAGGCCGCCAAAGCCCAAAAGGGCGCGGCAGCCACGGCGGCAGCGGCCAGCCAACAGAATTACGACCGCACCAAGACGGACCTTCAGCCGTACATCAACCTTGGCGGCAATGCGGCGGGCACGCTGGGCGCGCTCAATAGCGGCGATATGTCGGCCTTTAGGGCTGACCCCGGCTACCAGTTCGCCTTTGACCAGCAGTTGCAGGGTTTAGATCGCGGAGCAGCCGCGCGTGGCTCCCTCTACTCGGGCGGGCATAGCGCCGACATTCTGCGCATGGCAAATGGCCTTGCCTCGCAGCAGTACGGGGACGTCTATAACCGCCTGCTTCAGACCGCCAACATGGGGCAGGGCGCGGCCGCCAACCTGGGCAGTGTCGGCTCAGGCAATGCCGCCACCATCGGCGGTGCCGCCATGAACGCAGGCAATGCCACCGCGAATGCCGCTTACAACAGCGCCAACAACACGTCGAACCTCTTGGGTCAGTTCGCCAATCTCTACGGCAACTGGCAGGGGTCGCAAGGCACGCCCACCAACTCGTCCTACTCGCTCGGCGGAAACGGCGCGCAGAGCTACCAAGTCAATGACGGGTCGTTCAATAACGGCACTTTCAACTTCGCCACCTCTGGCGACGGTTCCCAGCAGAGGTACAACTTCTAATGGCTGAACTCATGCTTCCCAACATCGTGGGGCAGTACCAGCAGGGTTACGACCGTGGGCGCTCGCAGTACGCATCAAAGCTTGCCGGCCTCGCCATCAACGGCCAGGGTGCAGACAGGGCGTCGGCGCTGAGTCAGCTTGCCGGTGTCGATCCGCGCCTCTCTATGGGCCTTCAGGACCGTTTCGCGGCCCAGGGCCAGCAGCAGGCGCAGGCGCAGCAAGCGGCAGAGATTGACCATAACAAGAAACTGGGTGGTGCCGCCCGGTTCATGGCGTCTGCCCTGCAAACCAACGACCCCGCGCGCATTCAGGGCGCATGGCAGCAGGTTGCTCCGTACCTCCAAGAGCTGACGGGCAAGCAGGTTCCGGCACAGTGGGACGATTCCATGCGCCCGGCGATGTTCCAGGCCATCGCAAAGACCGCCGATGCGTTCCCGCAGGACAAGCCTGTCATCCTCTCCAATGGCGCGCAGCTTGTGGACCCGGCTAGCGGGCAGGTTGTGGCGAACAACGAGCTTGAGCGGCGCGACACGGGCGAGCTTGCCGTGTTGCGGGCTATGCAGCAGGACCCGTCGTTGCTCCGCACCTATCAGCAGGCGCATCCGCGCGCCGTGGCGTCCAGTGGTGGTGGGCAGGGCCGCGCCCCAATGGGCTATCGCTTCACGCAGGACGGGAGCAGCCTTGAGCCGATTCCTGGCGGCCCCGCCGACCACTCGCAGAACCTTGACCAAGGGCTGTCCGACGACGCCATCTACAATGCCGCGTGGTCCGACATCCTGACCGGAAACAGCGGCATCAAGGGGTACGGCAAGGAAGCCACGGCGCAGCGCGCGCAGATCGCCAATATCAAGGCCAAGATCGCCAAGGATGCCGGCGTAAGTCCGCAGGCGCTTGCCACTACCTCTGGCCGCAACAAGGCGCTGCAATCTTCGCTTACGAACCTCCAGAAGCAGTCGGACATGATGCAGAAGGCAGAGCATGGGTTCCAGAACAACATGGACCTCGCGCTTGAGCTTTCGGCCAAGGTGGATCGTTCCGGCGCCCCGCTGGTTAATAAGTGGCTGCTAGGCGGCAAGGCCGCGTTGGGTGATCCCGACGTGGCCGCCTTGGACGCTGCCATCACCACGGCGGCGACCGACTATGCCCGCATCATGTCCGGCCAGACCGGGGCTGGCGGCACTCCGATCACCACGGCAGAGGAGGCCAAGAAGCTCATCCGCAAGGAGCTGTCCAACAAGCAGTTCAACGCGGTGGCTGACGTGTTGTTCCGCGACATTGAGGGCCAGCAGAGGGCCGTGGACACGCAGCGCCAGACGATCATGGGCGCGATGCAGGCGTTTGGTTCGCAGCCCTCGCGGGGCGGCGATGCTCCGCAACCTGGTCACGTTGAGGACGGCTATCGCTACAAGGGCGGTGATCCGTCCGATCCGGCGAGCTGGGAGAAGGTCTAATGCCCGGCCCGTGGGAGAAGTACAAACAGCCGTCTGGTGACGGCCCTTGGGCGAAATATGGGCAGAAGCCGCCCGAGGCGGCGACGGCTGAGCCGGACTTTACGGTCAAGGCGCCCGACCGCTTGCCCGGCGTGCTGGGCGACATTAACGACTTTGGCAACGACCTTGGCGACGCGACGCTTCACCATCTCGGAAGCGTTCCCATTGGCTTGGCCCAGCTTGTCACGCATGGCATCGTGGACCGCGCCACGGCTGGCGCACCCTCGGGCGACATGGAGCCAGAAACTGGCATCGCTTCCCGTGTGCGCAACTTGGCCCGCAAGGAGGCTAACGCGCTGCGCTCGGTCGCAGGCGGGGTCGATGAGTACGCGGCCAACCGCGAGCGCCAGTATCAGCAGGACGTGCCCGATAGTGCGGGAAGCTATATTGGCGCCACTGTGG